AAGGGTGAAAGCAAAAAAATGGGCAGAGGATCAAGCGGAATAGAAAGCGGTGCTGGATGGAAAAAGCAGTTGAGAGCGTCAGCGAAAAAAGGCGAAATGCCAAGCTATATTGTCGGTGACAGATCATAGCAAGCAAAAGTATTTGAGGAGATAGACAAGCTATATCCGATGCCTGATACAAATGCGAGGATCATAGATCAGGGCAATGCGGTTTGGGTGCAGATGGGTGACAAAGTGACCAGAGCATCATATCCGTCTGGCGAGTCGGCAAGCGAAGCCGAAAAGCGAGGAGTGCTAAAGAAGGTTTTATACAACTTCCTTAACAAAGGGTAACGTATAAAAAATCACAAAGCGAAAGGGTGAATGGAGCAAAATGGGTAGAGGATCAAGTGGAGCTGGAGGAAATCTGGGTAGAGGTGACGGCGGTGTCAATGCGGCGAACATCAAGAATGAACGGGATCTGTTGTCAGATACAAAGGCAAACCGTGCTGATGTAAACGATGTTTTGATGACAGCCCGTGACATTCATGATGAGTACGGTGTGGATGTCGGTCAGTTTATGCTGGCAGAAGTGGTTGGTAAGGATTCAACCACAATGGCATACTCCGATGGTACGGACATCGGTTTTAACAGCAAATATTTTAACGGTGTCAACATGGAAGGGGCTTATAAAGCCTGTGTTGATTCTGGATTTCATCCGTCCAACGGGAACAAGACAGCTATGCAAGCTGTTGCTTCTCATGAGTACGGTCATGTGCTGACACAGAAAGCCGGGGAAAGGCTGGGTGTGTATGATATGGATGATGCTGCAAAGATTATCGTTGACAGAGCAACAGCAGCCACGAAGCACAAGGGCAGCAAGAGCTTTGCAAAGAAGATCAGCGGCTATGCAGGACACTCCAATGCGGAATGTGTTGCAGAAGCCCTTGCTGATGTATACTGTAACGGCAAGAACGCATCAGCCGAAAGCAGAGCCATTTACAAAGAAATTAAGAGCATTTTGAAGTAAAAAGGAGGGCACACAAATGAAAAAGATCACCTATTCAGAACCGAAAGATTATCTGCCGAAGGAGATCCGGGATAAGTATTTCGGAAAATCCAAAGCAAAGAAGTCCAGAACGGTGAAGAAGCCAGCCACAAAGAAAAAGGCAAAGTAACGGGGGGCGGTTCAGATTGCAAACAAGATAAATCAACCCAAGAGGAAAGTCGGCAGACCACGGACAGAGATAGACAGAAAGCAGTTCGTGGATCTGGTTGGGCTTGGCTGTTTGCAGGATGAGATCTGCTGGTTCTTCCGGGATGAGAGCGGAAAGCCGATAAGTCAGGACACGCTGACACGGTGGTGCAAGAGAGAGTTCGGATGTAATTTTGCGGAGTATCGAAACCAAAACGGGCTGATGGCAATGAAAATTAAGTTACGGAGAAACCAGCTGCTGCTTTCGGAGAAGAATGCTTCAATGGCGATCTGGCTCGGCAAGCAGATTCTCGGACAGGTTGAAAATCCGAATGAGATTACAGACGAAGAACCTGTGAGGATTATAGTCGATGTCTGAAATTCGATTGACAGAGCTGTTAGGCACAGCGTTCTGGGATCTCGCCCGTGATGTGTTCCAGCACGGTCACACACATTACGATTTATCAGGTGGACGGGGATCATTGAAAAGCTCGGCAATCAGTTTGATGATTCCTGCCCTCCTGATATCCCATCCCGGCACTCATGCTTGCGTTTTTCGTAAAGTCGGCAATACGATCCGTGACAGCGTTTTCTCGCAGTATGTCTGGGCGATTGACAAGCTCGGCATGAATGAGCTTTGGGCAAGCAAAATAAGCCCTCCAGAGCTGATTTACAAGCCCACAAGACAGCGGATTCTCTTCCGTGGGGCTGATGACCCAATGAAGCTGAAATCGATTAAAGCCCCGTTTGGCTACATCGCTTTCACGCATTTCGAGGAAAAGGATCAGTTTTCTGGCAGACGGGAGATCCGAAGCATCCTGCAATCAACCATGCGTGGCGGCTCGGAGTTCTGGAATTTCGAGAGTTATAACCCACCGATCAGCCGGGATAATTGGGCGAACCTTGATAGTCAGGAGATCAGGTTGGACAGGCTTTGCCACAAATCCACATACTTGCAAGCCCCGGAGGAATGGCTGGGTGAGCAGTTCCTTGCAGAAGCGGAATATGTGAAGCAGACGAATGAACGGGAGTATCGGCACGAATACCTTGGCGAAGCGGTTGGATCTGGCAGCGAAGTGTTTGAAAACCTTGAAATCCGGGAGATCCCGGACGAAGAACTGGAACACTTTGACAGGATCAGAAACGGGCTGGATTGGGGCTATTTCCCTGACCCGTGGGCTTTCAACCGGATGCAGTACGATGCGGCACAGAGGGTGCTTTACATCTTTGACGAAATGACCGCCCGTAAACAGGGCAACAAGGAAACGGCAGAGCGGCTTTTGGCATTGGGTTTAACCCGTGATGACCGGATCACGGCAGATTCGGCAGAACCGAAGAGCATAGCCGATTACAACCGATTCGGCTTGAATTGCGTGGGAGCGCAAAAGGGTGCTGGCTCGGTTGAATATTCGATGAAATGGCTGCAACAGCTCAATAAAATAGTGATTGACCCACGCAGATGCCCGGACACGGTGAAGGAGTTCACAAAGTACGAGTACGAGCGCACGAAAGACGGCGATATCATCAGCGGCTACCCGGACAGAGATAACCATCACATTGATGCCGTCAGATACGGCACAGAGCCGATCTACCGCATTCCCGGGCAGCCAGTACCGAAGAAGTATATAAGCGTATTCGGAGGGATATAAGATGCCGACAGAGGAAGATCTGGAGCAGATGACAACGGAGAAGATAGACCGGGAGCGAGTGAAGGACAAGATCCTCGCCCTTGAGATACAAACATTGAAAAAGGCGGTGGAAAATGTTGAAAACGTATCAGGATTTTCTGGAAAGTAAGGAAAAAGGTCAGGTGCTGGATTTCATCAAGGCTGCAATCGACGAGTACAGATCCAGCCCGGTGTTCAAGATTGCGCTTGATGCAGACGAATACGAAGCAGAGCGAAACATTACGATCATGGAGTTCTTGCGGCTGATATTCAACCGCAACGGTCAGCAAGTGGTGGACTTCACAGCGGCGAACAACAAGATTGCATCGAACTACTTCCACAGGCTGACAACGCAGAGGGTTGCCTATTCCCTCGGTAACGGGATCAGCTTTGCCAACGCTGAAAAGGTGCATGACGGCAACAAGTGGACGGTGAATGACAAGACAAAGGAAATGCTCGGCAATGACTTTGACACCGTGCTTTATGATGCTGGATTATTCGCACGTCAGCACAGAGTCAGCTATCTGTTTTGGAATCTGGATCATTGCGATTTGTTCAAGGCAACGGAGTTCTGTCCGCTGTTTGACGAAAACAACGGCTCTCTGATGGCTGGTATCCGGTTCTGGAGCCTTGATTGGGGCAGTAAGCCCGTGACCGTGGTTCTGTACGAAGATAACGGCTACACGAAGTATCGGACTCGACCACATAGCAAGGGGATGGATCTGTTCGAGCTTGAGCCGAAACGGGCTTACAAGCAACAGGTCGCACACAACGAGGTAGACCCGGACGAGATTGTTGGCGAGAGCAATTATTCCGCAATTCCCATCGTGCCTTTCTGGGGCAGCAGGAACCATCAAAGCGATCTGGTCGGCATGAGGTCGAAGATTGATGCGCTGGATCTGGTAACGAGCGGCTTTGCAAACGACTTGCAGGATTGTTCAGAAATTTATTGGATTGTCAGCAATGCGCTCGGCATGACGGATGACGAACTGTCCAAATTCCGTGACAGGCTCAAAACGCAGCACATCGCAGCTGTTGACACGGATAACACAGGGGTCACACCGTACACGCAGGAAATACCGACAGCGGCGAGGGCTACATTGATTTCCTCCCTACGGGCACAGCTTTATGAGGATTACGGCGGTTTGGATGTCCATACGATTGCAGCCGGGGCTACAAATGACCATATCGATGCTGCATACCAGCCGATGGACGAAGAAGCCGATGATTTCGAGTATCAGGTGATCAAGGCTGTCCGTGGCATTCTGGCGATCATTGGGGTGGATGACGTGCCCGTGTTCCACAGGAACAGGGTCAGCAACCGGATGGAACAGACACAGATGATCATGATGGCGGCGAACTATCTGGATGATGAAACGATCATCAAAAAGCTCCCTTTCATCACACCGGACGAAGTGGACAATATCCTTGCAAAGAAGGAAGAGAAGGATCAAGCCTTTGTACAGGCAATGCAAGGTATTGAGGATCTGACAGAGGGAGAAGCAGAGGAAGAAGAGGTGTAATCCATGCCTGACTACGGATCACGGATCACGGACAAAGCCATGCTGAAAATCATGGCGAAGATCCGAAAGATATACGATCAGGCAGAGAAGGAGCTGAACAAAAAGCTCCTGTCTTTCCGCAAGCGTTTCGCCGCAAAGCAGAAGATCATGACCGAAGCTCTGAAATCCGGGGAGATCAGCAGGACGGATTACGAATCGTGGTTGAGGGGTCAGGTTTTCATTGGAGAACGCTGGGAAGGCAAGCTCAACCAGATTGTCAGGCTTATTGGCAAGACAAACAAGGTTGCCCATGATGTTATCCAGCGGTTTCGCTTGTATGTATATAGCGAAAATTACAACCATCAAGCCTTTGAAACGGAGATCCAGACGGGAATCAGTTTTGATATTTACAATGAGGAAGCTGTCGAAAAGCTGATCAAGGAAGATCCGAAAATGCTCCCGGAATGGCGAATTGACGAAGAGAAGGATTATATCTGGAATCGGCAGAAGGTTGAAAATGCGATCACACAGGGCATTATTCAAGGCGAGAGCGTGGATCAAATCGCTGAAAGGCTGGCAAAAGCCCTGTCATCAACGAACATGAACAAAATGCGGATGTTCGCCCGGACAGCTATGACAGGGGCACAGAACGCTGGCATACAAAAGCAGATGGAGGATGCAGAAGCAAGGGGCATCAAAATCAAGAAGCAATGGCTTGCGACATTGGATGACAGAACCCGTGACAGCCATGCACGGCTTGACGGGGATACCATCCCGGTTGATGCGATCTTCTCCAACGGGCTGAAATACCCCGGCGATCCGAGCGGTGCAGCAAGCGAGGTTTATAACTGCCGTTGCACGATGAAAAGCGTTTTCAGCGCATTGGCGAACCAGAACAAGACCGGGGAACGGAGAGCATACAAAACCAACGAAAAAGGCTACCGTGAGTCTTATATTGTCCAGAACATGACCTACATGGAATGGAAGAAGTGGAAGGAGGGGCATAAATGAGCAGTGTGAGCGTTTCCAGTAATCTGTATCTTGTGAAAGCGGCATCCAAAGAAGCAATGGTCAATGCAGCGATCAGCGTAGGGATGCTGACAAGCGGTTATGCACGGGATCTGTGCCCCGTTGACACAGGGCGGTTGCGAGGATCTATCACCCATGCGTATAACGATGACGGGCAACAGGTAACGTTGCTTGTCGGCACAGATGTCTTTTACGCTCCTTATGTAGAGCTGGGGCATCATCAGCAGCCGGGGCGGTACGTTCCAGCAATCGGCAAAAGGCTTGTTAGAAGCTGGGTTCCGGGCAAGCCGTTCATTCGCCCATCGTTTGAAAACCACCGTGACGAAATTGAAGCGATCATCTTAAGCTGTTTTGAGTGATCAGCCACGCATCCCAATAAAATTGACACTTTTGGGGATGCGTGTTTTTTTATGCCCTTATACAATTCAATGTAGAGCAAAGCAACGCTCTATCAAAACAAACTCCGTAGCACGAAGTAGTGTGCCGAAGTAATGGGAGGGAATATTGATGGCATCTTTCGCAAGGAAGTGGCTGGAAGGGATTCTGGAAAACGAAGAGCTTTCAACCAAGGAGAAAGCCCAACAGATCATGGACGGACATATCGCCGTCACAGATGGTTTGAAGGACGAACGGGATTCTTTCAAGGCAGAAGCGGAAAAGGCAGGAGATCTCCAGAAGGAGTTGGATGATCTGAAAAACGGCGAGGATTTCAAGAAGAAATTCGAGGACGAACACAAAGCCTTTGAGGATTTCAAGAAACAAACCGCCAGCGAAGCCGAAGCCGCAAAGGTCAAGTCGGCATACAGGAAGCTGCTTGCCGGGGAAGGAATCGGCGAAAAGCGGCTTGACTCCATTCTCAAGGTCACGGATCTGTCCAAGCTCAAGCTGGACAAGGACGGCAATCTGGAGGATGTGGACGGGCTGAAAAAAGCCATCAACGATGAATGGGGCGAGTTCAAGACCAAGGTCACCGAAAAGGGGGCTGTGGTCGAAAAGCCGTTGCAGACGGGCAAAGCCACGAAAACCAAAGAGGAAATCATGGCGATCAAAGACACCGATGAACGGCAGAAAGCGATTGCTGAAAATCATGAATTGTTTGGGTTCTAACCCAAGAAAGGAGAACTACAATGCCTGATCCTACTCCGATTTATGTCGAAGCCGAAACCAACCTGATCACCAAGAGCCAGATGTCCAAAGTTCGTGAAGTGGACTTTGTGCAACGTTTCGCTCATGGCTCTCTGGCGAAGCTGATTGAGGTTCTGGGTGTTACCCGGAAGCTCCCCATGCAGGAAGGTACTACCCTGTATATGTATACCACCTCTGGCACTCTCCAGAGCGGTGCTGTTTCCGAGGGCGAAGTCATTCCGCTTTCCAAGTATCAGCGCAATAAAGCCGCTGTCGGCGAAATGACCCTTAACAAGTGGAGGAAAGCTACCTCTGCCGAAGCGATCATGAAGAGCGGCTACAAAGAAGCCGTTTCCGAAACTGATGCGGCTCTGCTGAAAGACGTTCAGAAAACCGTTCGTACCAGCTTCTTCACGCTGCTGAACGGCACGATCACCGGATCTACATCTGTAACGGGTGTTGGCTTACAGGCGGCTCTGGCTGCTGCGTGGGCACAGCTCCAAGTTAAGTTTGAGGATGATACTGCTGCCGCCGTGTATTTCGTTAACCCGGTTGACATCGGCGATTATCTGGCTACCGCCAATATCACCGTGCAGAACGCTTTCGGCATGAACTACATTGAGGATTTCCTCGGTCTGGGTACTGTGATCCTGTCCAGCCAGATTACTGCTGGAACGTTCATCGCTACCGCCAAGGAAAACATTGTCCTCTATTACCTGTCCATGAACGGTGACATCGCTGGCAAGTTCGGTCTGACCGTTGATGATCTCGGTCTGATCGGTATGAAAACCGACATTCCTACCGAAAACCGTGCCCAGCTCGAAACGCTGGTTATGGCTGGTGTAACCTTCTTCATCGAATATGCTGCCGGGGTCATCAAGGGCACGATCTCCAGCGCAAGCGAAACTTCCTCGGATGTTTCGGAGGGATAACCGATGAAATATGTAGCGGCTTGCAAATTCCGTGATCTCAAGGATAACGGACGGATCTACGAAGAGGGCGAAACCTATCCCCGGAGGGGGCTGAAAAAGGACGAAGCCCGTATCAAAGAGCTGTCCACGAATGCCAATAAATCCGGGAAACCGTTGATCAAAGCCGCCGAATAAGAAAGGAGGGAGATCCATGCTGAACCAGATCTGTGAAAACATCTGCAATTACTTCATCCGGGGTCGGTATGAGGGGCGGTTTGAGATCGAAAACGGCATGATCTCCCTTCCCCTTTTGGACGGGCAGCGGTTCCTGATCCAAGGCTCTGCCTTGAATGACGGGATGTATACCTATCACGATGCGGAAATCAAATCGGATGACGATATGACTCTGGCGGTGGGGCTGCAAGACGAATCGTGGGCTGGCACGATTTGTGCCCTCGCCGTTCCTCCTGCGGTGGTGGCACTTTCTACAGAGATCAAAGCGTGGGTGGATGCCAATGCAGAGTCACAGAACAGCCCTTATACAAGTGAGAGCGTTCTGGGGGTATATTCCTACACCAAGGCAAGCGGAGGGCACGGAGCTGGCGGTTCTGTCGGCTGGATGGACGTTTTCGCTGACAAGCTGAAACGGTGGAGGAAGGTGAATTTTAATTGAACCTTCTCACCCAAATGATGGAGGATTGCAAAATTCTGAACCGTGTTCGTGTGGACGATGCTTACGGCAGCTACACCGAAACATGGACGGAAGGGGCATCTTTCAAGGCGGCTATCAGCAAGAATACCAGCACGGAAATGCAGATTGCAGAGAAACAGGGGATCAGCGAAGCGTTCACGGTTGTTGTGAACAAGGGATTCTCGCTTGACTACCATGATGTTTTCAAGCGTGTATCTGATGGAGCGATCTTCCGGGTCACGAGCAGAACGGCAGACTCCGAAGCCCATCCAGCAAGCACGGTCAAAATCGCCAAGGTAACGGCTGAAAGGTGGGAATTGCCAAGTGAGAGCAACAGCGCAAGCTCTTAAAACGTTGTTCAGCAGCTTTGGCATCCCGGCTTATACGCTGGACAGCGTTCCTGATGAGGTCGAGCTGCCATACATCACATTTCCGCTCACCGAACCGGAGTGGAATGAGCAAGCCAGCTTTTACTGCCAAGTGTGGTATCCGAAAAGACGGCTTGCAGATCTTCTTGCAAAAGCCGATGAAGTTGTGGAAGCTATCGGCGAAATGAAGAAGATTGAGATTGAGGGTGGATATATCGTGATTTATCCATCGTCACCGCTGATGCAAGTACAGAGCGATGAAGGATCTCAATCGGTTTATATCATGCTCACAATCAATGCTTATCATATGCCGGGTGTTTAACCCGGAGGAAGGAGAAAACATATGGGCGCACCCGGAAATACTACGGCACTCCGTGCTGACACTTTCGACAAACTGCAGTTGAATGCTGGTATCGTTCTGAAAAACCTGTCCTATGACAGCGTGACCGATGCTGCGGCTCTGAAAACAGCCATTGCGAACATTATCAGCGGTGGCTCAAGCCCCATTGGTGAGCTTGTAGGAGCTACCCGTGGCGGCGGCACTTTCACCGTAACCCGTGAAATGCGTACACCGGAAATTGACGGTATGCGTTATCCGTTCAAGGGTTCTGACTTTGTGGATTCGATTGATGCTTATCTGTCTACCACGCTGGTTGAGATCACCCCGGATAACATCGCCGATCTGCTTGCTACTGGCTCTGCAACAACCAGCGGCAAAAAGACAACCGTCAAGATGGCAACGGCTATCGGATCTGATGACTATCTGGAGAACATCTGCTGGGTCGGAGATCTGGCTGATGGTCAGCTTGTCCTGATTTGCCTTAAAAACGCTATCAACACGGCTGATTTCACCTTTACCTACACGGACAAAGGTGAGGGCACTCTGGCAGCGGAGTTCCATGCTCGTCAGGCGGCTGTGAATGACTATGACAATGCCCCGTTTGAGGTTGTTTTTTTCGACCTTCCGTCAACCTGATCAGTTTTCTGAATGAGAGTCAGGATACCGGGGAAGATGAACCGGAAGAAACCGAAAACGGCGAAGAATGACCCGTAACAAGGGGAAGGGGAAATCCCCTTCCCCATTGCTTTTTGTGAGGAGGACAAAGAGTAATGGCGAAACTGATGGAAAAGAACGGAGCGGAAATGGCAACGGCTCTGGTCGAAATAGCCGCTCCCCTTAAGAGATTCATGGAGGATGAAGAGTTCTCCGAAGCGTGGAAGAGTACCACGAAAAAAGGGCTTGACCTTGGCATGACGGATGTCCTGCAAGTCTATGTTGACCTTGTTCCTATGCTGTTCGGCGATAAGCACTTGAAGGATACGCTTGCAATCCTCGCAACCATTGAGGGCAAAAGCGTGAACGAAATGCTCAAGATGAACGGAACGGAGCTGATCGCTGATGCGCTGGCTGCGTTCAATGAACAGCTCAAGCCTTTTTTTACACGGCTCGGTCTTTCGGTTGGGGTGACACGGTAATCTCGCTTGTTGAGCAACCATCGTTAGGCTGGGCTGGACGGATTAACTATATGTCTGCAAAGTATCGGCAAAGACAGATTGACCTTTATGGCATGGATCTGGTTTGGCTGATTGCAAAGCAATACTACAAAATGGATTTGCCCCGTCCTTCCGAAGTGGAAAACGAACACAGGAAGGAGAAGCAGACGGCAAAAGAGATCAAGGAACATCTATTGCAAAGACTTGGGAGGTGAGTAAATGGATTTAATGAGCCTGTTGGCGAAGCTCACCCTTGATAAAGAAGAATATGACAAAGGGCTTGAAGAAGCCGAAAAAGAAGCGAAGGATCTGCAAATCGCTACCCCTTCGATTCCGAAAACTGATAACTCACAGTTTGAAGCAGGATTAAAAGAAGCCGAAGAAACCGGGAATATGTTCAAGGAGGTTATGTCCGGGGTTTGGCAAGGTGTCAAAGATGCCATTGTCACAACGGGCATCCTTGCATTGGTTTCTGGCTTTATCGGAGCAATGCGGCAAGGCATTTCCCTTGCGGTGGATGGCGGCAAGGCTATTGCCGATAACAGCAAGAACCTCCAGCTTTCAACAAGGGCATATCAGGAATATGAGTATGTTCTCGGAAAAAGCAATCTGCAAGTCAAAGATCTTTCGTCAACGATCAGCAAGCTGGACACGATCAGGGGCGGAAAGATCACAGAAACGCAAGCCGGGTATTTTGAAAAACTTGGGATAAATGCCGAAGAAGCAGCAAGCGGTGTCATGTCCACCCAGCAGATGCTTGACCAGCTCATGACCGGGCTTGCCAATTATGAAGGTGCTGACAAAGGGGCTATTATCGATGCTTTCTTTGGCAAAAGCGATAAGTGGACAGGCTATTTTGAACAATCCGAGCAAGAGATCAAAAAGCTGAAAAAAGAAGCAGACGATCTTGGTCTGATCATGTCGGATGAAAGCATAGAGAACGCTGTCAAGTTTACGGATGCCACAGAAAAGCTGTCAAATACACTTGAGGGGATAAAACTTTCTTTCGGCGAGAGTGTTTTGCCTTTACTGACGGAAGCTGCAAACACCGTTGCAAAAATCATTGCTTTCTTCGGCGGTGGAGAAAAGAGCCTTTCAGAGCAATGGATCGGTGACGATAAAGCATTTGCGAAAGAGCTTATAGAGATTGAAGGAACAGCGGCGGCAGCGAACAGCCTTGCTGACAAGTTGCTGGCAATGGGCGATACGTCAAAGATGACGGCGGAACAATATCAATTATGGCAGAGTGTTGCCAACGAATTGATTTCAACGATTCCTTCTCTCCAAGGTGTTATCGATACCGAAACAGGTGTGATTAACGGGAACACGGAATCGATCAGGGAGAATATTAAAGCGTGGGAAGAAAGGGCAAAAGTAGAAGCTCTGAATAACCTTAAAGCGAAAAAGCAACAGGACATTGCTGATAAGTATGAGGAACAGCTTGACAAGCAAGCAGAAGCAATCTCTACGCTTTCCAAAGTTGATGGCAAACGGGCAGAAGCAATCGCAACAGTAAATGAAGCACTTACGAACAATGCGGAGTTAAGCAATGCCGTATACGGTGCATTTGGAACAAAAACGCTTACAGACGAAAACGCTGATGCAATCCTGTCATTTATTCGTGAAAATGGCTTCAGCACGGTAGAAACGGACGATGCGTTTGAGCAGCTTGCAAAAATTAAGCAGCAAGCAGAAGAAGCGCAAAAGGTTGCAGCAGAAATGGATGTCGAGCTTGCAAAAGCCCGGCAGGAATATACAGATTGGGAAGCCGCAGCTGACTCCATGTTTGGAAGCGCAGACAGCAGCGCATCCGCTTCAACAGAAACCGTTAATGGGCTTGCAAGCGCAATCGAAGGGCTTCCAGATAACAAGACGATCACAATCGGTGTTGCATTGGGCGGTGCGTTGGCTATGCTTCCCGGGCTGTTCTCCAATGCAAAAGGAAACTGGACAGTTCCCTACGATAATTTCCCGGCTCTGCTTCACCGTGACGAAATGGTTCTCACAAAGTCACAGGCTCGGCAGTACAGGGAAGGAAACGGAAGCGGAACGGATGTGAGCGGTGCGATCAACAATGCCATTGCCAATGCCATGAGCAAAGTCTATGTCATGATGAATGGCGATAAAGTGGGAGATCTGACCACAAAGCGAGTCAGAAAGAATATCAACACAAGGAGCTATAACAAGCTCCGGGCAATGGGAGGTTAATATGGGATATTTAATCTTCCGAGGGGTTAGCACGGAATCGCTGACAAATGTCTATGTGAGCAAGATGCCGAGCCATAAAAAGGCTTCTATGCGGTTTACCGAATATTATGTCAAGGGTCGTGACGGTGCGCTTCATGTTGATGAAGGCTTCGCCAATTTCGACATTGAGGTTCAGCTTGTGCTGGTAAACGCAAGCAACACGGCACGGCAGATTGTGAACGCATGGGCAGACGGAACAGGGAAACTGATTTCCAGCGATGATTTGACGAAAGCCTACAAAGCTACCGTCAAGGAAGAGATCGAATGGACACGGGTCACGGGGAACAGCGGTTTTTACGATACGGCACGGATTATTTTTAACTGCCAGCCCTGTATGTATGAAGCCGTTGACACGGTGACCGAGTTTACCGAGAATGGTGCGCTTCTGAATCCGGGGAGTGCTGATGCTTTTCCGTTGATTGCTGTTGAAGGTAACGGCAATACAACCGTCACGATTGCCGGGAGCGAGATCACGATTGAAGAAATGACACCCGGAGTTCCTGTTTACATCGATTGTGAGAACGGTTATGTCTACACATCAAGCGGTGCGACCGAAATGCGTGGTGAACTCCCCTATTTCCCCGTTGGTCAGCAAAGCGCCATTATCCTTGGGACAGGCGCAACGAAAGTCACGATCACTCCGCATTGGAGGTGGGTCTGATGGGTCAGAAACACAGTATTTATGTATACGATCAAGGATGCGTTGACTTTACCACAACCGGGCTTGTCGGCGATCTAAAGCCGATGGAAGCTATTTTCACCGAAGAAAAGAACGGTGAGTCACAGGTTGTCATCAAAATGAGCTATGACGAATTTGAACGGTGGAAGTCTTGCAAAGTCGGCAATATCCTCAAATGCGAGGTTCCTGTCCGTGTACCGCCCGTCATAGAAGATGATGAATATGCAAACACAGTAAGTGTTGCAAGTGAATAAACCGGGAAGGAGGTGCCGAAATGGCTCAAACCACGATTGAAGTATATGATCTGAAAGCCAAAGAAGCCCAAGGTGGATCATATTCAGAGGCTGTTCTCAAAGGTGTTGGAGAAGTAACTTCTGATAATGAGCCATCGCTTGCGCGGATAACAAACGATACAACACAAGCTGTCATAGGCGATGCTTCAAAAGTAGTTGTAGAAGTGCTTGCGAAACTGTTGGAAAACGGCAAGAAAAAGTCTTATGTTGGATATGTAAAAAAAGAAGATTTTGATGCGCTGAATGTAACAACCGTTTCAATCCCGGAGAACTTTGCTGGTCTTGAGTCACAGATGACACCCACCCGTCTGCAAGAACAGCTTTTTCGCATTGTAGAAGTTGTTGAGGATGAAGATTGCGTAACTATCACAGCACGTCATGTATGGTACGACAATCTTGAAAACTATACGCTGTGGAAGCCAACCGAAACAACAAGCTACACAGCGGCGGCAGTATGCCGTAATATTCTGAACAATGCTATTTCGCCCGTCAACTCTCGTGTTGCTTCTGACTGCACAGATACGAAAGTCGGCAAAGATTTGGACTTCGAGCGCAAAAACCTTGTCGAAGCGTTTCTCGATCCAGAGAAAGGTGTTTGTGCAAAGTTTGGTCTGTCACTGATCAGAAACAACTGGGATTTCTACTGTCTGAAAGAAGTCGGATATGATCGTGGTATCGTCATTCAGAATGGTAAAAACCTGTTGGGTGTTGAACGCACAGAGAGCATCGAGAACCTTGCGACTCGCATTTGCCCTATCGGCAAAGATGACAAGGGGAACATTGTCTGGCTGAACTATCAAGGCAAGAAGTACATTGACAGCCAGTATATCGATGACTATTCATATCCTCGCACAGAGATATTTGACACGGGCTTGCAGATCGGCAAAGAGGATGTAACAGCCGGGAACATTCAAGACAAGCTGCTGCAAGCCGCACAGAAGCATCTGTCCGAAGATAAAGTTGATCTTCCGGAAGTCACGATGACCATTGAGTTCCTGTCGCTCGGTGATACCGAAGAATACATTCAGTATCGTGATCTTGATAAAGTCTATTTGTACGATATTCTGACGATCAAGGACACGATCAGGGGATACAACTATTCCGCACAAGTCATCGGTGTTGAGCATGACATCCTGACAGGAATGCTTAACTCCGTGACAATCGGTAGTATTTCTCATTCAGACGGAAGTCGAAAGATTGCTACATGGCAAGTGCCAGAGGTCAGCGGTGAGAACATCCGTCTGAAATCGATCATGGCTGGCTCGTTTGAGAGCGGTGCGATTCAAGCTCCAGACCTTGGTGTAGGTATTATCACTTATGCGCACATCGCAGAAGCTACGATTGACCACCTGACCTCGGACAGCATTGATGCGGTCACAGCACGGATTCACGAGATCATTGCCGGGAGCATCACGGCAGAGGATATCCAAGCCGGGTCAATCACTACAATCACGCTGGCGGCTGGTGCTATTACTGCTGACAAAATTGATGCAGGAGCGGTCACAGCACAGGCAATCGCCGCTAATGCTGTTACTGCCGATAAAATCCTTGCAGGAGCTGTCACAGCGGTTAAAATCGCCGCTGATGCGGTCACATCGGAGAAGATTCAAGCCGGGGCGGTTACTGCCGGGAAGATAGCGGCAGGATCGATCAACGCAGACAAGATCGATACCGATGAAATCAGCGCAATCAACGCAAAGCTCGGAACGGCTACGATTGCCGATGGTTTTATACAAAACGCATACATCGACTATGCGAGAGTGCGTGACATCACGGCAGACACGGCAATCATCACCACTAGCATAACGGAGCAAGGCATTGCTGACAGGCTTTATATCAACCGTCTGATGATCACCTACGGTCAGATGGTAGAAGCTACGATTGGTGACCTTGTGATCGGAGCCAGCAACGGGAATTATTATCATCTGGATGTTGAGTGGGATGAGGACGGTGTACCTACGCTTGTGCCAACGCCGGTTGACACTCCGACAGAAGCGGAAATTGCCGCAGGACACACAAGTACAGGTAAAACGATCATCAGCGATGTTGGTACTTATTCCGAACTTTCGACAGAAGATTTCTATGCGATCAACTCCATCATAGACCGGATCACAGCAAAGCGAATTGATGTTGATGAACTATGGGCAAGACAGGCGTTCATCAACAAGCTGATGGTCACGGATATTTCGTCAAACACATACATTCAATCCACAATCGGAAACTGGCAGAGCGGTTCAACGATCACGCAGACGATCAATTCGTTGGACAGCCGCATTTCTTCCCTTGGTTACGGCACGGTTTATATGCAGCCAGACGAACCGGATCACGCTGAATTGGTGTCAGGTGATATCTGGATTCAGACCATGGCAAGCGGCTCATGGCAGGATGTGTATGACGAGTTTGATTCATGGCAGGAAATCTATGACACGATCAGCTCGTGGCAGGTTCTCGGCTCGATTCCGAAAATGTTCGTTTGGGATGGTCAGCATTGGCAGAAGATGTACGATGCTTTACTGCCGACTTCCCTTGAAACAGAGATTCAACAACTTGCTGAATCCATCACGCTCCGTGCAACAAAGTCAGAAGTCGATATATTGAGCGGAGAAGTCAGCGAGATGAGCGCAACGCTGACTATGCAAGCAGACGAAATCGAAGCGGCTGTCGAATCTGTGAACGCAAAAGCGGCAAGCTATATTCAGCCTGTCGATCCACGGAACACCCACGTTGTCACGATTGGCGATATCTGGATCAAGTGCGACCCGGACGTGATGACATGGCAAGACCTGTATGACCACTATGATTCGTGGACAGAGGTATACAACGGGTTTGATTCATGGCTGTGTGTTCTTGGAAGTTACACTTACGTCTGGGATGGATCGAAGTGGGTGGAAACCACATCCAATGCGGAAGAAATTCACCTGTCAACACGGATCGATCAGACAGACCGTCAAGTGCTGATCGAAGCACAGGCACGGGCAAGGCTTGAAGGTGAGCTGATCGTAACTCAATCGCAGTTGAGCGTGACGAACAGCGAAATCCGTGCAGAGGTGCAGAGAGCTACAACCGCAGAGGGCGGCAAGCTCGATAAAACAACGCAGTACCAGACAGCGGATCAGATCGTTTCAGAAGCTGTCCGTCAAGCAGGACAGAGTGCTGGTGGCAATTTTATTGAAAAGACATCTGTGTATCAGACAGCACAATCCATCGTAACAGAAGCGGTTCGTCAAGCTGGTGTAAATGCATCCAACGGCTTCATCGCAAAGACAACTTCCTACCAGACCGCTGATGCGATTGTTACAGAAGCTGTCCGTCAAGCTGGAAGCAACGCTGGCGGTGCGTATATTGCAAAGACAAGCTCATACCAGACCGCTGACGCAATCGTTAACGAAGCAGTACGGCAATCTTCATCATCGGCAGATGGTGCGTTTATCAAAAAGACAACGCTCCTGCAAACAGCGGATCAGATCGTTGCTTCTGCTGTTTCTACCGCAACAGACGAGTCAGAAGGATACGTTAGCCGCTTGGGTCTGACTTCCGCTGGTGTTGATATCGTGGGCAGCAAACACATCAACCTTGATGTGGATCAGAACAACTACGTTCATATCAACAGCAACGGAATTACCTTGCTCGGCAAGCGGATCACGATAGACGGTTATCCGATCTGGGGGCGTGATGACATCATCGTGATGAATCCGAACGATCCGACAACGTGGAGAAGGACGGTTGACGGCATCGAAGCACACATGGCAACGGTTCATCCGCACGATTGGGTGCTGATCAAACCCTACTATGATGCTTCAATCGTGGACAAGTGCGCTAACGGTGATCGGCTGGATATGCGGCTCGACACAAACGCAATCAGCAATCTGGTTCAAGTTGATTACGGGTTCAAGGCATTGGGCAACGGCTCGGATTGGTATCAGTATGACGTGGATTTCACGATTGAGAACCAAAGCGATTTCAGACAGGTGAACATCGAAATCTTCTTTGCCAACACACCGTTCACGTTTAGCTCATCGGCAGACCGGGCATCACAGGCAGCATCCCACGCACAGGTTATTTTACGAAGCATGAATACTCCTGTCGGCGGTGAGCAGGACACACGGATACAGATCAGCACAGGACACATCGGCTATAACCTGTTCGGTGACGGGGCAACGATCTACTACTACATCAGCGGTCTGGGTGTGAACGGCTGGTACATGAAGAATTTCCGCATGACAGGTACAACAGACTTGACCACGGGCAAACGAGTTCCGTGTTCAACATATTACTATTCGTAAGGAGGACGAAAGGTAATGAAAACACAGAAACAGGCATTTGAAGCGTATGTTGCGCTGATCCAGTTAGGGAAAGGGGTGAAAGGCTTAACAGCGTATGCGCTTTATAAGCTCAAGAACGAGCTAAAAAAGATCGTTGATTTCCAGAGCGAAGAAGAAATGAAGCTCATCGAAAAGTATGGTGGCACGGTCACGGAAACCAACATGATTCAACTCCCGGACGATGCAGACAAAAAAGCGTTCAACAAAGAAATGGACGAACTGCACAAACTCGAATGTGACGTTCAGCCGATTGAGATGAACATTGCAACAGTACCGGATATCACACTTGCACAGATTGAAACCTTGGACGGATTCATTAAATTCATTGAGGAGTGATGAAAATGGCAACAAACAAAACAATTCAGCCGACCAACGTAACGGTTCAGATCCCGGAGATGACGGACAAACCGAACCAAGCAACAAACAGTAACTGTCTGGACAAAATCATCGATGGTGTAAATGCGTTAAACAGTAATTTGTCGAACCAACAGTCTTATGCGAATGGTTTGTTATCGGCAATTACTGTACATACAGCTAATAATGCTGACGCTAATAATTACAAAGAATCTGGAACATACTACTTTACAACGGGATGCTCAAACGTTCCCGGAACATATTTCCTGTTTACTGTTATCAATCATACAGGTGGGGACTTCGTTATTCAGTTTGGGGCAAGAGCCGCAGAGAAAACCAGATTCTATATTAGAATGTTTTCCTCAAATTCTTGGGCAGAATGGTCTGAGATTGCGCTGAAATAACTTAAAGGGTGTGGCTAACATGGTAAGCGCATGGCTTTTAATTCCTGCAGTTGTGCTGATTTACTTCATCGCTATCAGATTCGCACAGCACGGACGGGATGATTGATGCAACAAGGGGAAAGAGGTAACGAGTATGACGCCTGTTGACATTTTCGTTTTCGGAGCATTGGTGGGTTTCATCTGTTGTTTAATACATGATTTATCATCGGATTGATACCACAAAGGGAAATTTAACGAAGGGAGTGATCGCATGAACGGATTCTTCTATATCGTGTTCCGCATCTTCTTCAAGAACGGCAAGTTTAACCACAGCATCGAAGAGATCGCTGACAAACGGCAAGCAACAACACGGTACTACAACATTATTGCTGCCGACCTTGGAAACAACGATGTCCTGTACCAGTATTGCGAGATCAAGGATTGCAAAGGCAGACCCGTGGACAATCTGCCGCCTGTTGTCTATGATCGCAGACCGCCAGAACCGGAACCGGAGGAATAATCTATGTGGTGGATTGTGATTGCCGTGTTGGTTTTTATTGCCCTTGTGGCTGATTGGCTGATCGTCATGGGTACAAACCCTAAGAAGTGGAAAGGAGGGAAGGATAATGATAGAATCAATGGCTCTTGTTGAGAAATTCAAGCAAGCCCTGTCAGATAAATGGGGTTATATCTGGGGCACGGCTGGCATTGAATGGACACAGGCTCGGCAGAATCAGAAACTCAATTATCTGGTCAAAACATACGGATCAGATTGGAAAAAGAACGCTGATGCCAAGAAGGATAACTATTATTTGTGCGGAATGTACGGGAGCAAATGGATCGGTCACATGGTAGCCGATTGCTCCGGGATGTTCGTATGGGCTTTCAAGCAATTCGGACTCGGAATGTCGCACATCAGTTCCAATATCTATAAATCCTATTGCACCACCAAAGGCAAACTGACCGATGATCTCAAAAAGACTCTTCTTCCTGGAACGGCTGTTTTTACGGGCGATACGGCAAATAATCATCCTCATGTTGGATTGTATGTCGGCAACGGGAAGGTTATCGAAGCCCACGGCACTCAAGCCGGGGTATGCACAGCAAATATCATGGAAACCCGTTGGAAATGGTTTGGTCTGCTCAAGGATGTCGAATATCCTGCTTCAGAAGCCCCGGAACAGCCATCCGCTCCGAAGGATGAGGAAATACCCGTCCAGAAGCTACCAACGCTGAAAAAGGGCAATACAGGCGAATATGTGACCCTGTTGCAGACGAAGCTATTGCAGAAACGCTATGATCTCGGAAAGTATGGGATTGACGGCGATTTCGGATCGGCAACGCTGAAAGCGGTCAAGCAATTCCAATCGGATCACGGTCTGACCGTGGACGGCATCGTTGGGGAAAAAACATGGGCTGCTCTGGAAGAAGCCGGAACGAACCTTTATACCGTGACGATCCCCCATCTTCCGAAGTTTAAGGCAGAAGCCTTGATCAAGGATTATGCCGGGTCAAGCATGGTTGAGGAAAGGGGGTGATCAGGATGGAATCACTCACGCTTACCCAGATCAAGGATTTCGCCATTGTTTTTCTGGCACTTCTGGCTTTCATCGTCCTTCTGGGGAATGTGATCAAGACGGTGAAAGGATGGTTGCAGCCGGGAATGAGCGAAAAGGAATGGAAAGCGGAAGTTGACCGCAAGCTGGGGAGCGATAACGAACGGATCAAGAGTCTGGAAGATGGAAACAAGGTGGTCTGCCGTGCGCTGATTGCAATGTTAAGCCACGAGATTAACGGCAACAGCGTTGACAAGCTGCAATCAGCTATGACAGATCTGCAAAACTATCTGATTGAGAGATGAAAGGAGAAAACACATGAAAATGAGCAATAAAGTCTATGATGTTTTGAAGTATATTGCCCAGATCGTTCTCCCGGCTCTGGCTACCCTGTACTTTGCCTTGGCGAAGATCTGGGGATTCCCCTACGGTGCGGAAATCGTTGGAACGATCTCTGCCGTTGATGCGTTCCTCGGAGCGTTGCTCCAGATCAGCACGAACAAGTACAACAGCGAACTACAACCGCCTGATTATGCTGAAACCATTGAAAAATAAGGCTTTCCGTGATATAATAAAAGAAAAACCGGAGGGCTTTTTAATGGAAAATGAACAGGTTGCACAGATCCCCTACTTTGCTCATGAGGGCGAAATGGTTCGGATGGAGAGAGCCAACAAACGGCTCTGGATTGTTATCCTTGTTTTGATCGTTTGCCTGATGGGGACGAACATTGGCTGGATTGTTTATGAAAGCCAATTCACGGACGAATATGTCCAGCAGGAAGTTGACACAGGTGAAGGATTTGCTGTTGTTAGTGGAATAGGAGATGCTGTCTATGGCGAGAATCCGACAGACGGTCAAGCGAAGAGTCCGTAAAACAGGCGGTAACTCCGGGTATCGACAATGTAATATGTGCCACGGCACAGGAAGAATAAGGACAAAATGAAAAATGTGAGCCTTACAGATAAGTATTGCCGAAGTGACATAGAAAAGGCGATCTATGAGTGGATCAATGGTGACAACAGCGAGAGGAATCGAATGCTTCTCAAGCTGAAATTGTTCAAGGGCTACTCCTTTGAAAAGGTTGCCGAGATCTGCAAGATGTCACCGAAACAGGCACGGAAAGAGTTTCACAGATGCGAGAACATTATCTACAAGCACATCCCCGGATGATCTCCGGGGATTTTTTATTTTGCCTATTGACATAAAGCGGTCTTTTTTATTCCCCAAAGCTA